GACAAGTCGCAGGAAAATCACGAAATAGAATTAAGAACCTCATTAATAAGAAAACGATTAAAAAAGCAAAGAATAAGAAAACGATTAAAAAAGCAAAGAATAAGAAAACGATTAAAAAAGCAAAGCATAAGAAAACGATTAAAAAAGCAAAGCATAAGAAAACGATTAAAAGAAAAAACTAATCTACACTCTACACTCTACACTCTCTACACGCTCTACAATCTAGGTGGAAACACAAATTTTTTTATTTATTTATGGTTGGGTATATTTTTAAGTTCAATTCTATTTCTTCAATTCTATTTCTTCAATTCTATTTCTTCAATTGTTTCCTCTTCTGTTGAGAACTCTAATTTCTTAGTAATTGGGTTATATTTAATACCTTTTTCAAGTTTTTTCTCTTTCGCGATTTGAATTAGAATATTTTCACGCGTATTAACGCCATTTAATACTGCCTGAATACACCGTAGCATACAACTAAACGACGCGCCAGAATGGTCAGGATTGTCTAATAAATTAGACATTTCTAAGTATAAAATTAGTTCTTGTTTGCTGAGTGAAGTTGGAAACATAAACCCGCCAGAATTATTATATGTTTTAATATAATCTTCAATGTGGGGGTATTTTGTCAAAATATCTAATGCGTTAATTACATTAGTCATCTTTGGTGATTTCTGATTGGTTGTTGGTAATATATCATTATTAACCTGCCTGAAAAATCATTTCAATTTTTAAGAGTATAAAGTATTGTTAAACATTATTCACTTACATTATCAAAACAAATAACAAAGATTATTTAGAAGGATAAATAAGTTGATAATCTATATTATATTTTATAAGTATATGTATAAAATAAAACATAATTATGGAAGAATTGATATGGAGCAATGGAGAGAAATATGAAAAATCTTTAAAATATGAAAACCCTAATTTAAAAAAAATACAAAAAAACAATAATAATAACAATAATAATAGCAATAATAATAGCAATAATAATAGCAATAATAATGATATTGATAATTTTAATAATTTTGAGCAATGCGAAAATGCAATTATGAATAATATTTCAAATGATGATATGTTCTTATCTAATAATAATAATAATAATAATGAAATATTTAGAATTAATAATAAACGGGAGGAAGCAAACCATAAATTAAGTGAACGATATTTGGTTGGACAAACAAAACAAAACCCATTTATGTTAGATAATGACTATATTAAAGATTTAGATACTCAACAAAACTTTTTAATCCCAAAAAATTCAAATAATAATGAATAATTACTTAATTACTTAAATACTTAATTACTTAAATGTAATTTATTTAAAATAATAAAATACATGTCAACAATATACACAACACAAAATAGTCTATTGTTGAAAAACTTATTAAAATATTATGAGGAAGAAAATAACATTGATAAAATGTTGAATATTATTAATGGTGAATCGAAAATATCATTACGAATTGTAGATTGGTTTACAACAAATTATGCGAAAAAAAATTATACGGTTTATAATGTAGAATCCAATAATAAAAGATTTAAGGTTTATCAGGATTATAAATTAAAACTAAAATCTTATGCTAAACGACGATTTGACCCTTTTTGCCGATGGGAAAGAATAATTGTTCCTTATAAAAACGATACACATATTCAAACCACTCTAGGTCAACTTAATTTTTTTAAATGGGCATTTGAAAACGATGTCATTTCATATATTGAGAGAAATTACGAATCAATTGAAAATGATATGAATAATAGAAATAGTACATCGAAAAAAAATAAAATTGGATTAACCACATGTACCACTGGTCAAAAAACAAGAAAGAAGAGAGAAGAATTATCTATAAGCGCATCAAAAACAATTAAAAAAGAAGATGTAGAAATTGTCCTTTCTTTCGATTAATTATATTTAATATTTTTATATTTAATATGTTAAAATTTAAATATAAAAATTAGATTTTAACATAATGGGAAACGCACAATCCTCAACTATTATTAAAAATATTAATTTTGAAGATTTACAAACAGCAATAAAAGATAATGAAAAAACTATTATTATAAATACTCTTGATTGTAGTAATCAAAAATGTTTAATTAAAGGAACTATTTCTATTGATAACGAAGTAAAAATATTAAATACATTTATCGCAAAAAATACCACAATTCATATTATTATTTATGGAACAAACGCATGCGACACTACAATTATGAAAAAGTATGAGCAATTAATTAGTTTAGGATTTTATAATGTTTTTATATATCCTGGTGGATTATTTGAATGGTTATTATTACAAGATATTTATGGGGATGATATGTTTCCCACAACATATAAAGAAAAAGATTTACTAAAATATAAAGGTAGACAACATTTTAATGTTAAATTGTTAAATTGTTAAATTATTAAACTATTAACAATTAAACAATTTATTTTGAATAATATAATTATAATAAAGAATTCCTATGATCAATAAAATACTCAATCCTATAAATCCATTCATCTGATATTAGCGGATTATCATTAATATCTACACTCGCGTCAAGAACAAGTAAATCTATTTTATTTTTTCCGAATAACCAATCATTATGATATTTATTACAATTTTCCAAATAACTCAACGGAATAGTTTCTCCTTGTCGGTTACGATTTAAAATTCGTGCGTATGATACAACCGGGTCAGTTTTTAAATAAATAAATGAAACTTCTGGTAAGTCTTTAATAAAATCATTAAACCATTTTTTATAGATTGAATATTCTATTTCTTCTATTTTTTTATCATCGTATAACATTTTTGCGAAAACATTACAATCAGTATGAAGACTACGTTCCATAATAATAATTTCATAACCGTTTTTTAGCGCATTTTTTAGAGAAGTGAGTCGTGAAATAAATGCCATCATTTGGAATGAAAATGCATACTTTTCTTGATTTCCATAATATTTTTCAATAATGGTAATTCCTTCTTTATCAGTAATTGAGTTCCATATATCAATCGGTTCATCTAAAAAGCAAACACTTGAGTTATTTTTATAATTATTTTTAAGATTTTCTAAAAATGTTGATTTACCTGTACCAATATTACCTTCAATTGAGAATACTTGTGTTGATTGTTTAGAAACCATATTGTTTATAAGACAATACAATGATATATTAAATTATTTAGTTTAATTTAAACTGTTTCAATTTTTTATAGATTATTTTTTTTATAGATTATTTTTTTATAGATTATTTTTTTTATAGATTATATTTTTTATAGATTATTTTTTTTATAGATTATATTTTTTATAGATTATTTTTTTAGATAGTTTCATTATACCACACGACGAACATTATACACAAACAATGGATTAAACCGTTGTATTAAAGTGTCAATAATAATATCTTTAAAATCATTTTTTTTCATATATCCAGATGGAAGATTAGATACTTTAATTACCATATTTTCATCTTCCGTTTTAATGCTTTTTACAATTGCGTTTTTATATTTATTATCATAATTTGTATAAATTGCCATATTATCATTCAAATCTTTTTTTACTATATTAAATATTTCTTCTATAATATTATTTGTAATTTCATTACTATTAATATTTAACTCAACTAAATCATTTTCAATATGTGTAAAAAATAATTTTATTTTTAACGTATCAATATTATATTGGAGTCTGGTCTTTTTATTCTTCTTGGTATTCTTGGTCTTCATGGTCTTTTTATTCTTCTTTGTTTTCTTTGTTTTCTTGGTCTTTTTATTCTTCTTTGTTTTCTTGGTCTTCTTTGTCTTCTTATTCTTCTTGGTCTTGCTGATTTTTCCTCCCTTATGAATAAATATATCATCATATAAGGGAATTCTTAATTTCTCATCATTTAATAAAGAAAAATTGTCGGATTTTGCTAAACTCATTTATATAAATTATATTATATAAATTATTTTTTATTTGTATAAATTGAAATAAAATAAAGAGTTCGTATATTATTATATATACACATCTCTAATAATCTATTTATTCAAAATAAAATGGATTTAAATCAAAGAAAATTAACTAAATCAGAATGGAATACTATCGAGATTCCTATTTCTACGCATGAAACCCGAATCACAGAATTAATTAAAAAGGGATATCATAATGTAAATATTACAACAAATTATACTGCCTCATTATTATCTTATATGAAAATAACATCGACAGAAGCAACTGATAATTATATCTATGTTACCTATTTACAAAATAAAATATTGGATATTGGAAAAAAACATAATTTACCTATTATCATCAAAATACAATTACTAAAAAATTCATTAAAAAAAGCAGATATTATCAGATTGGAAAACACTGATAAACAATTAGAAACACATATAAATGATATTTATGAATATATTATTTTAAATTTATTGGAAGAACTTTATAATGAAAAAACATTATCTGAAAATGAAAAGAAGAGAGAAATTAATGACATTAAAAATAAAAATAAAAATAAAAATAAAAATAAAGATAATAAAAAAAATAAAAAGGATTGGGTCTATTATTATTATACTATAAAAACAATTATTGATTATAATATTGTTAATGTTAATATTTATTTTAAAAAAATCGTGAAAACATTATTATCACATTTAAATGATGAAGTAGATATTATTAAAATGGTTTCATCTGCATATACTTTAATTGAAAAAAATGAGTATTTACTAAAATATGCTGACGAAACATTATATGACCACCAGAAACAATTATTTACTCTTTGTAAACAACTCAATCCAAAATTAGTTTTATATATTGCGCCAACTGGAACAGGGAAAACATTGTCCCCCTTAGGATTGTCAGAAGGAAATAAAATAATATTTGTATGTGCTGCGCGACACGTTGGATTAGCATTAGCGAAATCAGCAATTTCTGCGGGAAAACGAATTGCGTTTGCGTTTGGTTGTTCAGATACAGATGATATTCGTCTTCATTATTCTTCGGCAAAAGAATATAGTAGAAATAAAAAAACAGGAAATATTGAAAAAGTAGATAATGCAGTTGGTGATAGAGTTGAAATAATGATTTGTGATATTAAATCATATATTCCAGCAATGAATTATATGATCGCATTTAATAAAAAAGAAGAACTTATTTGTTATTGGGATGAACCAACAATTACAATGGATTATGAAAGTCATTATTGTCATAGTATTATTCAAGAAAATTGGTCAAAAAATATTATTCCAAATATAGTTCTTTCTTCGGCAACATTACCACATTTAAATGAACTTAGTGAAACTATTAGTGATTTTCATAGTCGGTTTGATAATGCGTCTATTCACGAAATTGTCAGTTATGATTGTAAAAAAAGTATTCCAATTATTAATCGTGAAGGTTATGTCGAAATGCCACATTATTTATTTAATGATTATAATAAAATTCAGGAAGTTGTGAAAAAATGTCAAAAATATAAATCTTTATTGCGTTACACCGATTTAAATGAAGCGATTAATTTTATTATGTATATTAATGAATATAAACACTATATTACGAATAACCGTTATAATTTAGAAAATCATTTTACCTCTTTTGATACAATTACAATGACATCTATAAAATTATATTATTTGGAACTTCTTGGTCATTTAAATGGTGATTATTGGGTAATGATATACAACGATATGATTCAATCACGAACAAAAAAAATGGTTTCTAATATTAACATTGTAACAAGTGACGCGTATACTCTTACAGATGGACCTACCATATTTTTAGCAGATAATATGGATAAAATTGCTCAATTTTGTATTCAGAGTTCAAAAATACCAGACCGTGTTTTAAAAGATATCATGACTTCAATTGAATTTAACACGATAATTAACGAGAAAATTTCTGTTATGGAAAAAAATTTAGAAGATGGAAATAAAAAAGACGAACATAAAGAAAAGAAAATGGTTGAAGGTCGTATTGATCCACAGATGAAAACATTAATGAATAAAATAGAACAATTACGAGAACAGGTGAAATCAGTCATGTTGCCGTCGTGTTTTGTGCCTAATACAATAGACCATATTCATAAATATACGCATATGAATAATAGTGCTGAGGCGACTGATACTAATACTAAAAATATGTTATCCTCCTCCCCTTATACAAGCGATATTTCTGAATATAATGTAGAACAAATCATGTTAATTGATGATATTCATGATTCGTGGAAATTATTATTAATGATGGGTATTGGGGTTTTTGCCGCCCATAAAAGTGACCGTTATACTGAAATTATGAAAACATTAGCACAAGAACAAAAATTGTATTTGATTATTGCTTCAACTGATTATATTTACGGAACGAATTATCAGTTTTGTCACGGATATATAAGCAAAGACTTAGGTAAAATGAGTCAAGAAAAATGTATTCAGGCGATGGGTCGTGTCGGTAGAAATAAATTACAACATGATTATAGTATTCGGTTTAGAGATGATGAATTATTGATTAAATTATTTCAAGAAGAAAAGAATAAACCTGAAATTACAAATATGAATAAATTGTTTACTAGTTTTTAGTTTTTAGTTTTTAGTAAAACAATTATATAAAATTATAATTCTAATTCATATTTTTGTTTTATTCGATCCTTAAAAACATCTAATTGTTCTTCTAATATATAATTATCGGGTAATACATCGCGTAAATTTAATATTTTTTCTTCATTAGTTACAATTTTATTTATAATCGCTAATTTTATTAATAAATCTATTTTATTTGTTGGTACCATTTTTATTTGTTTAATGATACCATCATTAGAACCAATAACTTCATTATTATTAATCATATTATAAATATTATAGTATGATTTTATTTAATTAATGTCTATTAATGTCTATTTAATTAATGTCTATTAATGTCTATTTAATTAATGTTTAAATTAGAGTTATGCCGCCGCTCAGTTGCTATATGCTAACCCACCCATGCCACTCATTACGCGCAATACGTTGTAGTTAACGGCATAGACGCGAACCTTAGCGGTGCTAGCGCCACTGACGGTTTGGTTCGAAAGAACCAATTGGAGAGTCGCGTTATCAATTCGCGAAAAATTGCAGGTGCCGGAAGGTTGGTGCTCTTCGGGGCGAAGGGCGAACGAGTAGACATTGATACCAGTGTCTGGGGTGCGAGTGTGGTGCTGGTAAGGCTGGACGAGGTCGAAATAGGTACCTTCACGCTCCGAGAAGCGGTCTTGCCCGTTGAGTTGCAACTTAGCAGTGACAACGGGATTCTCACCCCAGCAGTGCATTGTAAGAGCAGTCTCAGCTACAACAAACGCCATAGGGTCAGTGACGGTGGTGGTGATACCAATAGGCGCTGACCCCCAGTTAGAACCGTACGCATCAGTATTATCGAACATATCATCTCCTGTCGTAGTGCCGGCGACAGTGATGAAAGAACCGGCTTGGACACCTTCCTTACTGGAAAAATCAAGAAGTGAACTACGCAAAATATCAAGATCATCGGTATAATTAAATGGTTGAGCACCATATAATAGGTACATGCTTTTTTCACATATAAAAGAATCGCAATAGTTGACATTTTCATCACGTTGAACAACCCAGATAAGTTCCTTACAAGGGTGGTTGAAGTTAAGTTTAATCTTATTAGAAGAAGAACCAACAGATTCATCACCTGTGAATTGAAGTTGTTCAATGAGGTATTCGTGGGGATTTTGCGCCATGCGACGGCGCTCATCGGTATCAAGGAAAACATAGTCGACATATAGGGAAGCGGCAACAAGAGACTGCTGGTAAGCAGCAGTGACTTTAGGATTGGTGCAAGCACCAACCCCAGGTCGGTTACTAACCGCGAACAAACACTCATCAATAGGGCGAATATCCAGGTTAATCTTAACCTCATGGTATTGGAGGGCAATCAAGGGCAAAGCAAGACCAGGGTTGCGGCAGTACCAGAATTGCAGTGGGACATAAAGGGTAGTTTCGGGTAAAGCATTGCGTGGTTCGCATGTTTGACCAATGCTATTGCCGGTGGAACAGGGTCCATCAACCTTTGAGAAGGTAGGGTCGGTAAGGTATGTCAATTGAGAAGTTTGACCTACCATTTGGTAGTACCCACGTTCCTGTTCCTTGGAAAGAGTGAGTTGATTCCAGATGTGCATCCAGTCACCATATTGGCGATCAATTCTTTGACCGCCAATTTCAACTTCGACTTGGGAGATGAGTTGTTCACCCGGAAAATCGAGCCAACGGGCATGGACTGGTCCGGTCCCGTTGAGACCAAGACTTTGACCAATTTCAGGCAAAGTGACTTGAAGATAGGTACGGTAAGCCAAATCACCATTGCGACTGATGGTGCAAGTGACACGACGACCGAAATCGGCTTGACCATTGAAAGTCTGTTCGATAGACTCCATGGCAAAGTTGGTATGACGACGGTAGGTCACCTTCCAGAAAGTAATTTGAGGATTTCCAGTAAGATAGACATCCTGAGCACCATAGGCGACCAATTGCATTAAACCTCCACCCATTGTTATAATATTACAAAAGAAAAAAAAATTGGAATTATAATTTAATTATAAATTTTAAAATTTATTTTTAATTCATATTTTTTTCAATAAATGTTTGTAAATAACTGTCTAAATAAACTTCTTTTTTTCCTTCATGTTTTTTTGAAAAAATATAAGTATTCTCCTTTTTTTTTACATTCCATCCATCTTCAATCGCGTTATATATAAAACAAATTTTTTTAAATTTTATATTATTTATTTCTAAATTATCTATATTATTATGAATATCAATATTAATACCTAAATTATTTCCCATTAAAATATTACTATTTTTGTCATTTTTATTATTTTTATTATTTTTATCGTTCATAATTATGATTAATAATATTAATTTATTGTTATCAATAAATTAGAAAAATTAACTATAGTTTAAACTATAATTTATTTTATATAAAAAATAATGATTCTATAAAATTAGAATTAAATAAATGATGCTGTATATTAATTATATAACAATATTAATAAACACAAAATTAAATTATGCCTATATTTAAACCAAAAAATACTAAAAAATGTATAATTGTTAAAAAAAATACAATAACTCTTGACAGTAAACATAAAGAAATTACAGAAAAAATAAAAAAAGATATATTAGAAACTCTTCCAGAATTAAAAGGACAACAAATACAATTATTAGAATCCCTAAAACAAGATAATCTAAATATTGATGAAAAATTAAATAAAGAAGATAATTTAAAAGAAATAATTTCTAAAATAAAATCAATAAAAAAAAGAGAAAAAGAATATTTCCTAAATAATTCAAATTATATATTTGAATATTTTGAAGATAAAAAAAATATATCAGAAAATTCAAATGAAATTAATGATATAATTAATAATAATATTAATGATAATAGTATAAATAAAACAATTAAACCTACATATAATACCACTAAAAGTAATATGTTAAATACTTTTTTTAATATAAAAGATAAAAAAAAACCTAAAAATAAAATTATAGATAATAATGAATTAAATAATAATGAATTATCTAATGTTCAAAAATATATGTTAAATAATGATGAATCATTTCTAAATATAAATAATTATGTAATTCAAACAGATATTTGCCGTTTTTGTAATAATGGCGAACTTATACCAATAGAACACGAAGGTATTATGTTATGTAATATGTGCTCAAAAAGTGTTAAATATTTAATAGATAATGATAAACCTTCATATAAAGAACCACCAAAAGAAGTATGTTTTTATGCCTATAAAAGAATAAATCATTTCCGAGAAATATTAGCACAATTTCAAGCGAAAGAATCGACACAAATACCAGACGAAGTTATTGAAAATATAAAATTACAAATTAAAAAGGAAAGATTATCCATATTTCAATTGAATAATAAACGAGCAAAAGAAATATTAAAAAAGTTAGGGTATAATAAATATTATGAACATATTCCATTTATAAAAGATAGATTGGGAATAAAACCACCAATAATGAGTGCTGCTCTTGAAATTACATTATGTAATTTGTTTATGGATATTCAAAGTCCTTATGCTAAATATTGTCCGGATGATAGAGTAAATTTCTTAAATTATTATTATACAATTTATAAATTATGTGAATTACTTGGACAAGACCAATTTTTACCTTTTTTTCCCATGCTTAAAGATAGAGAAAAAAGAATTGAACAGGATGAAGTGTGGACAAAAATATGTCAAGAATTAAATTGGGAATTTATACCAACGATTTAAAATTAATATTAAATAAAATATTATAAAAATATAATTTAATATTAATTATCAGGATAATTAATTAAGGTTAAAATCTCCCAGGGAATCCAACTAAATTCGCGCCGATACCGAAACCAGCGCCAGACCGAGCATTTACTCCCATGCTGGGAATATAAGTATCCAAAATACTAAATGTAGCCGCAGCAGTTAAGGCAATCATAGCAACTTCGTCTAAGTTAAGACTTCGCTTAGGTATAGCAAATGCCGCAATAGCAACCATTAACCCTTCTACCAAATATTTAATCGCACGTTTGACTAATTCGCCAACGTCAAGTCCATCAATAAATCGCATTGTATATTATAATAGTTAATAAGAAAAAATAATTTATAAAATATATTAATTACTAATTGCTAAAATATATTAATTACTAATTGCTAAAATATATTAATTACTAATTGCTAAAATATATTAATTACTAATTGCTAAAATATATTAATTACTAATTAATAAAATATACTAATTACTAATTAATAAAATATACTAATTAATAAAATATACTAATTAATAAAAAATATACTTAAAATAGAAACTGTATGATATGATATACTATACTAATATGTCTACTTATGAGCATCGTTTGAATGGTGATGGAACAATTAATTCTAAATACATTGATTTATTAGATGAAGATAAATCTGTTGCCGGACAAAAATTTTCGTGTATCTCTTTTATTTCTCCGGAAAACATAATTAAGAAACGCGAATTATATGAATTTGAACAATTCCTAAAGCAATGGGATATGAATAAATCCTTAGAAAAATTTAATCATTTTATGAGTTTTTTGTCATATAAATATAATTTAAAAATGGTTGATTTGACAACAGATTTACAAGAATTTTGTAAAGAGGAAAAGGATAATTTATTTATGACTTCATTAGAAGATGATTATAAAACATTTCTTGATACAAATGAAGAACGGATTAATGATGATTTTAAGAAACAGCACAATTTTCAAACTAATGTAAGAGGTATTAAAATTCGCGGCAGTTATCCTACCCAACAAGAAGCCGAACTTCGTTGTAAAATGTTGCGTGAAGTTGATCCTAACCATGATGTTTATGTTGGTCCAGTAGGAACTTGGATTCCATTTCATCCAGAGGCATATAAAACCGGTCGCGTTGAATACTTGGAAGATGAATTAAATGAAATTATGAATGAAAAAGAAAAGAATGAGAAGACTGCCAAAGTTGAGTTTGAAAAGCGTGTACGTGAAAGCAAAGAGAAATCTATGGAAGAAAATAAAAAGAAAGCATTAGAAAGTGGTAATGTTCTTACTCAAACTTTGAATGAACACGGTGATTTGGTTAGTGTAAAAAATATGGATACAAATGATAAAAATAGTAATGTTACCATTGAAGAAATTCAAAAACAATTATTTGAGAGTGACAATATTGTAATGAATACAATTTAAATACACGTCAATCAATGAAGATAACTATTTTAAATTTAATTAAATAAATAATAAAATTAATTCAAAATTATTATTTATTTAGATAATATATAATTATATAATGTATAATTATATAATATATAATTATACATTATGATTTGTTCATTTGAAACGTGTAATAAAAAAATTTCTCTTTCTATATCACTTATTGGAAAATGTAAATGTGAAAAAATATTTTGTGTAAAACACCGTCATTCGGAACAACATTTTTGTGACTATAACTATAAAAATGAAATTAACAAAGAGGATATTATAGAAAATAATAAATGTTTTAATCAAAAAATATATATTATATAAGATTTTATAAATATAATTTACCATTTCGATTTTTTAACACTAATTTTAGGTCCTTGACCGCGTTTTTTTACATTTTGCGGGTCATAAGTATCTCCTTCATCATCGTCAGAATTAAAATCCTTGGATAATTCCCAAAATTCTTTTGATCCTAATTTAAAAGGTCCGTGTGATTCTGCTTTGTACCAAAAAATTTGATCATGTAATTTATTCGATTTCGAATTATTATTAATAACTAAGCATTCGTAATTTTCTGTGCATTGATCCATAACTTGACAAAATGATTCAAATGTAGGAAACATGCCAGCATAATTTTCCCAAATTCTTTTTCTATTCGCAATATATGGTTCTCTTAATATAAAAACATAATCAATATTTGTTCTTAAATTTGGAGGAATACCAAGCGGATATTGCATAGTAATAATTAACATAATTTTCCAATGACGACCATTCATAAAAAGTAATCTCATTAATTTATCCTTTGTCCAAGAAGCATCATACAAACAATCATCTAATATAACAAATGCCCTTGGGTCAATATTACTTTTTTTATAATTTTCAAATTCTTTTTTTACTTGCTTCAAAACGGTTTTTTGACGTTTTAAAATATTTTCTATAATTGCGGTATTATATTCATCATGAATAAATAGTTTTGGTATATGTTGAGCATAAAACCCATTTCCTGCTTCTGTGCCTGATATCACTGTTCCGATAGGAATATCTTGATGATAAAACAATAAATCCTGAACTAAATAACTTTTACCTGTATCACGCCGTCCAATCAATACAATGACAGGACCTTTATTTTCACTTGGTTTAAAACTAATATCACGCATATTAAATTTTCTTAGTTCTAAAGTCATATTAAATATTATAAATAAATTCTAATCTAATATTTTTTTATATAATAATACATTATTTTAACCGCATATTTATTTTAATCGCATATTTATTTAACAATAATACTCAATAACAATAACACTATAGATAATAATATTAATATTGTTATTAATATAAATAATATAAATAATATAAATAATATAAATAATATAAATAAATTATGAGTTAAAAAAATATATAATTTATATTTAGAAGAACTATGATGTTTTCTTATAAAAAAAAAGATAATTCTGTGTTATTTAATAATTTTGAAAACTCAGAACTAACAAATATAACTAATCCGCAAAATTATAATCCTATTTATAATAATTTTTTTTCACTAAATGAAACCAATTTTAATAGTATTAATTTAGACCATCATTTCTCTCTTTATAGTATTAATACTACTGAATCTAATAATAAATTTAAGGCAACCGTTACTGATTGTGATATGAAAAAACATAATAAAGATATATTTATTAAATATTGTCCTTTGCTTGATCCAGTGAAATATATGATTGGGAAATATGAGATTTACAATAATGAATTATTTTCTCTACCCACTTTTAATAATATAAATAATATTAATAATATAAATAATATAAATGAAAAAATGAATGATCCAAATAATCATGCATATGTAGATGGGTTTTTTAGTTATTTAACCAGTAAATTGTTACATCAACATAATTTTATTCATGGATTAGATTTTTATGGTTCCTTTCTTGGAATTAAAAATAATTTTGAAGTAAATATTTTTGATGAAACCGAATATATGTTAGATTCTACATTTTTTCAAAAACATAATAATGTTTTATTTAACGTAGATACAGATTTAATAAATAATAGCAATTCTTATACTCGTAATCATAAGAAAAAATTATATTTTATAGATAATAATGATACTGGTAATAATGGTAATAATGATAAAATAATATTAGAATTATCTGATATAAAAGATATTTCACATTTAGATTCTATTTTCTCTCTATCATCGTATTCTCAGAATACATTATCATCCAACATTAATGGTGAATTAATTTATGAACAATCCAAAAATATGTCAGATGAACAATCCAAAAATATGTCAGATGAACAATCCAAAAATATGTCAGATGAACAATCCAAAAATATGTCAGATGAACAATCCAAAAATATATCGTGTGATTCTGGGTCAACATGTTCATCTAGATCATCAACTACTAATAGTGAAAACAGTGATAATGAAAACAGTCATGGTGAAAACAGTGATGGTGAAAAAAGTGATGATGAAAACAGTCATAGTGAAAACAGTAACAGTGAAAACAGTGATGGTGAAAATGATGAATTATTCGCAACAATTAATAAATTTCCAGTTCATGCTATTGCTCTTGAACAATGCGAAAATACACTTGATTCATTAATGATGAATCATGAATTAAGTCCACATGAATGGGATTCTATTATAATCCAACTATTAATGTCACTTATAACATTTCAAGAAAAGTTTAATTTAACTCATAATGATTTACATACAAACAATGTTATGTATAATAAAACTCATTTAGAATACCTTTATTATAAATTAGATGGAAAATATTATAAAGTCCCAACTTATGGTCGTATATTTAAAATCATTGATTTTGGAAGAGCAATATATAAATTCAGAGGAAAAATAATATGTAGTGATAGTTTTCATAAAAAAGGCGACGCAGCAACACAATATAATTGTGAACCTTATTTTAATGATAAAAAACCAAGATTAGAACCGAATTATAGTTTTGATTTATGTCGTTTAGGTTGTTCATTATTTGATTATATAATGGACGAAGAAGATTGCGATGATGAAAATTGTGATAATATTAAAACACCTATATTCAAAATTATAGCGAATTGGTGCAAAGATGATAAAGGTAGAAATATTATGTATAAGTCAAACGGCGAAGAGAGATATCCTGATTTTAAATTATATAAAATGATCGCACGAACAGTTCATACTCATGTTCCGTCAAAAGTATTAGAACATCCCTATTTTGATAAATATATTGTAAATAAAAAGAAAATTAAAAATAATAATAAATCAACACACGTAATGGATATTAATGAAATACCATCATTTATAAAGTGTGAGTGATTATAATAATTATATATATTTATTAAATATAATTATTAAATAAATGACTTTGTTATTTTAAAAATTGGGAGCATCTACAAAAGCGTGTGTAACCTGAATTGATAATTCTTTTGGTATTATTTGTTCAATAATAAAAAACCCAATAATTACACTAATAAATACAAAAATAGTATCTTTTACCAATTCTTTTAAAGGTTTATTTTCTTTTAAAAAAACACGCATCTCAGCAAATTTAACTAATATATATATAAAAGAAATAATACCAGCATTAATAAATAAATTTTCCATTCAAAAATACAACTATATAATTATATAATTAATATTGAAAATATAAATAAACGCAAATTATTTACTTATAATTTATATTTTAATAATTAATAAAGAATTTCAACATCATCTAAAATAGGCGGATCATTCAGAGTAAATGATTTATTTAAATCATTTACATCAGAAAAATCTAACGAAATATTTCCACCAATCTTTAATTTATTATCTTCATCATTTGTGTCATTATCTCCACCATACATATTATCTTTATTATTGGATGAAATTTGTTCTAACCGTTCAATTGTTTTTGGAGCGTCTACATTTGACTCATTGCCGTCTACATCCATCATGTTATCAACATTTGAAAAACGTATTTTATCAGGTACATCGTGCACTGAATTATTAAATTTCGTATCTTGATTTACATAAGAAGATGTTGTATCTGTTATTTTAGAAGATTCAAATACTGATTCTTTTTCCAATTCTTTTTCCAATTCTTTTTTATGTATTTTTAAATTATCATTTGTTCTATTGATATTATTATTATTTCTCTCTTCATCGGATATCGGTATATTAGATTCTTCTATAACTTCTTTTATTTCAACATCTTCCTCTGTTGTTTCGTCTATATAAGAACGTAAAATATTTTCAATCGGAATGCTGTCTCTGACAGTATCTAATATACATTCTTTAATAACACATTCTAATTCCCTATTTCTTTTTTGGATTTCTAATGGCACTATATTTTTTTCAAATAAATAAATCATTGTGTATATTTTTCGTGCGACATTTATATAGATATTATGAATAAATTTATCAATAGAAGGAATATCAATATCTATTTTCTTTTGTTTTTGACCAACACGAACACATGTAAGCGCTTTTAAATGAATTATATGAACACACGTTATTAATTCTTCTAAATACCCACAACCAGTCGTTTCACAAATTCGTATTTTTTCAATTTCTATTATTGACGTGTTCCATTTAGGTATACGTGTTAAAAATGTCTGAAATGTCATTAAATATTTATCTTTTTGTGTATTTTCTTCACATAATTTCCATGCTTCATTAAAAATAGATTTAAGACCTTCTTTAACTGCTGGTGTAAGTGTATTTACTAATCGCGCACACCATTCATTCTTTGAATCACTTAAACTAGAAACGGAATAATCGTCCATTTACATAAATGATATATTTTCTAAATTCACTTCTGAACTTAAAAATAAAAATTTTAATATAAAAAACATTAATAATTTTTCATTTCTAAATTCAGATTTTATTTTATGAATTGTTAAAAGTATTTGATATTTATATTTTTCATTATTACATATAGAATTATCGGAACATTTAAATTGGTCAATATAAGTAGTTAAATCATTTCCACTATACCCTTTTTCATATAATCGGTTAGAAAGTCTCATTAATTCTGTATAAGTTGTATTTTTATCATATTTTTCCATTTCTTTTTTTAACCGTATTAATCGTTTTTTTTCATAATTTTTTACATCAAACATATTATCTACCGCATGTTCATAAAGGTTAATTGTTTTATTTTTTATAAAAACATCTGATATGTAAATATCACATAATCTCGATAAAATAGGTTTTAATAATTTATATTTATCCTCTACTATAATAAAAAATCGGGTAGTTGTAGTAAAAAGTTCAATACAACGTCGTAACGCTGATTGTGCATCAATTGTAAGTTTATCGGCATTTGAAAGAATAATTGTTTTAAAATGTTTTTTTTCATTAATAATTATATTTGTATTGGTTTTTGCAAAAAATTTTAATTCTTCACGAATAAATTTTATACCTTTTCCATGCCCGCAATCAACATACATAACATATTTTTTTATTAATTCATTATCTTGATTATAAATATTGTTAATAAATGAATTTACAATTGTTCTTTTACCACTTCCATAATTTCCGTGAAATACTATATTAGGTATTTTATCTGTCTCTATGAAATGAGATAATTTATCTTTAATTTCTTGATGTATAGTTAACATGTAATTAATTAATTATATTATTATTATAAATTAATTAATTTTATATTATTATTAATGTTATATTATTATTATTATTAATAACTTATCATCTAACCATTATAATTTTTATTAATTGCCATTAATTTTTTATATCTAATTCTATCTGATCCAAGTGGTACATGTGTTTTTTTACAATTGTTGTCAAACTGATTCATAGGAGAACATCCGATTGTTTTGGTAGAAACAAAAGAATTGCGTATTAGAATTTGCCTTGTAGAAGAACGTTCATTGCCGCCTTCTGTTGTAGATTGTTTTTTACCTCCTAAAAAAGACATTGTTATTATATATTATAAATATAAAAAATTTTTAATTGTTATATTAAATTGTTATTCTAAATTGTTATATTAAATTGTTATTCTAAATTGTTATATTAAATTGTTATTCTAAATTGTTATATTAAATTGTTATTCTAAATTGTTATATTAAATTGTTAGTATATTTTTTTAAGTTAAAATTCTTGGTGCAATATTCATTGTGATTAATTCTTGAAACATTAATTTACATGCGTATGGTAATTCCACATAAGCAAAATCACTTCTATTATCACACGTTTTACAATGATGAACGTGTGTCACATCATTATACGCCGCAATAAGACCACACCGTTTACAAGTATGTACTCTAAACGCATCAGACGCATCATACATGCGTCCTTTGGTAAAACGTGATGCGCCGTGAGAGCACATACAGTCACGTTCCATTTCTCCAAATCTCAACCCACCATCTTTTGAACGACCTTCTGCTGGTTGCCGTGTTAAATTCACCATTGGTCCAATACTACGACTATGTTGTTTATCAGAAACCATATGTTTCAACCGCTGATAAAAGACTGGTCCAATAAATACTGATGTTTCTATTTGTTCGCCGGTCAGTCCATTATACATGAGTTCATTGCCATTAGATTCATAACCAACCTTTTGTAATTCTTTACAAATCTCTTTTACATCAAATTTACCAAAACTAGTTCCATCACCAAATAAACCAATTTCAATCAATACTTTTCCTAGAACTGTTTCTTTTAATTGTGCAATCGTCATACGAGACGGAATTGCGTGTGGATTAATAATAATATCTGGTCTAACACCTGATGCAGTATAAGGCATATCTTCCTCGGGAATAATATTACCAATGGTCCCTTTCTGTCCATGCCTACTACTAAACTTATCACCAATAATCGGTTTTCTAATCGTTCGAAGACGCACTTTACAAAAGTTATAACCATCTCCATTGCGTTCAATATAGTTTTTATCTATATACGTTTCTTCTGTTGTTCTAAAAATACGACTCTGATCTTCATATTTCATTACTTTTGTATGATCATTGCGTGCTTCTTTAATCGGAACAATTTTAGAAATAATAATATCTCTATTTTCTACTAATGTATTTTCAGGAATAACTCCTTGCGAATTTACTTTATCATAATTCGCAAACTTCATACCCTTTGTTTTGGATGGGTCAGGCTTACATCGTATTTCTTCGTCACCTTGAATTTTTTTGTCTTCATCTTTTTCAGTATGATAAATTGTCGCTTGGAAAAGTCCTCTATCAATTGACCCTTTATTAAATAAAATACTATCTTCTTGATTATAACCAGAATGTGTCATAATTGCCACCACAATTTGACTACCAGATGGAATCTTATTTAATCCAATCATATTCATTATTCGCGTATCTACTAATGGACGCATCGGATAGGTCATCACATATGCGGTTTTATCTAAACGATTATCATAATTTGTTACATACATTCCCATTGCTTGTTTTCCCATAGCACACTGATATGTATTTCTAGGTGACTGGTTGTGTTCTGGAAATGGAATACACGATGCCAAAATGCCAAATATGGTGCTTGGGTGTAATTCACAATGTGTATATTTATATATAATATTTGTTTTTTCTTTTAAAGCAGGAGGATTCATCGCAATCATACTTAAATTCTGTTCAGATGCATCTATATATTCAATAATTGAATCATCGTTTTTACAATCAGTTAATAAATCATCCCAAATTAATTCATTGTTTTTTATTTTATCAATAATATTTTGTTTCAACAACAACTCATTGTTTTTCACTTTAAGGATTGGTCGTGTTAACCTTCCAGCATCATTACATATGCGAATTTCTTTGCGTTTAATGTCGAAAATAATTGAGGTATAAATATTAATAATCCCCTTATATTTTTTCGTTTTCAAAGAATTATATAATTCAAACGGTTCTTCTACATTTCCTAACCACGCACCATTTATAAAAATTTTTACTTTATTATACAACTGTTCTGGGTTAGTTTTAATTGTTTCAATCGGTAATAAATAGGGTTCAACAGATTCATACAAAAGTGTGCTATTTGAAGGAATCGTGACGTGCGTCATATAACTTAAATTTTTTACAACACCAACACTGCCTCCTTCTGGTGTCTCTGCCGGACATAAAAACCCCCATGATGTCGGATGTAATTTACGCGGCGGAATTAGTTTCCCACTCTTATCAATCGGGGTATTAATCCGTCTTAAATGACTTAATGCTGAAATATATGTTAATCTATTTAACACCTGAGCAACTCCAACCTTGTTACTATTTGTTTGTTTCACTCCAAAATCGCCAGTAGATAACGCGCGTTTCATCCCGTTTTCAATAGTGGTTGATTTAATAATTTTGTAGATATTCGTCATATTCACTATTGATTTATAATCATTCGTTGAACGCCACGACCCAGTATTAATTTCACGAATAATTTGTTTTTGCATATCTTTTACCATTTTATTAAAATAATTTCTAAACAAGTTATTTAATAATGTACCAGTCAAATCAATACGTTTATTTAAATATGAGTCTCTGTCTCCTGTAATTTCCAACCCTAAACTTGTTCGGATTAAACAATTTGCCATATAACCCATAAAATATAGTTTTTGATCAGAAGTTTTACAATGAGGAAATAAATCAGTGCTTAAAATTCCCAAAGCAAACTCACGTTTTTTGCGTATCCCGGTTTCTTTATCCATATTCATTGGTGTATACATAACATTATTTGTTACGTGTTTTATAGCACTTTCTTGTTCAGTAATTTTGTTTGCTTCTACAATAGACGCTTGTAAGTTTTTTAAAATCGTTTTATTATTTTCATTTTCATTATTAATATCTAATACAATTATTTTACAAATTTCTTCGTCACTTAATATACCTAACGCGCGAAACACAATAAATAACGGAATAGGGTTTTTTACACGCGGAATTTGTATGGATATTCCATGCCCAAATCCATTATTTCGTGTTTCAATCATCATGGAAATTTGTTTTGGAGAAATACATTTGAAATCAGGAACGGATTTGATTTCTGCTAACCAATCCCATTTCGTATTATTTTTTGAAATATTAAAACACCGAACAAGATTCTCCGCAGCACGCTCTTGTCCAAGACATGTCTTTTCAGACCCGTTAATTATAAAATAACCACCAGAATCCAGATTACATTCGCCGCTTACATTTGGAGAAACGTGTTTATATTGTTCTAAAATACAAATACTGGATTTTAACATAATAGGAATTTTCCCAATATTAATATTTGGCATCATTTTATAAAATGTTTCTTCAGATTCAAGAGAAGCACCATTTCTAACAATATATTTAATATTCATATTAACCGTCATATTTCCAGCATAAGTAAAATTACGGTTACGCGCTTCTTCTGGAAACATAAGTTTAGTTGCTCCATTATTTTCGTGAATTTGAGCACGATAAATATTAAAATTTTCAAATGTAACAAATAATTCTAATCTGTATTTACCTGATTCTTTATCAAAATCTTGTTCTGAACAAATGTGCACTGGATTAAACATACTAATTGTTTTTTGGATTTGATAATTTACAAAATCGTTATAAGATTCTACTTGATGTTTCACTAATTGTTGTAAATGTTTACCTTTAAAATAAGATTCAATTAGTGTCCAAGGTTCTTCACAGTAATCCTGTAAATTATCATTATTGTTTGTAATAATATCATGTTGTCTTTCCGGTTCTAATGGTTCCATATTTATAGGAATAGTTGTAGGCACCGTTTGTTTAATTTTAATATTATTTTTCATTTCAGTTAATAATAGTTTTGACTAAGGTTTTAATAACTATTATAGACTATATTGTATATCAATTTATCTTTAAATTAATTATAATAAAATTTAAAAATAATAATTACATAAAAAAAATTTATTATTTTAAACAATTATTCACATCTATTTTTGCTTTTTTATTTATCTATTTATCTATTTTTTTTCACACAATTTAGTTTCTTCTAAAATTTTTAATTCTTCTTTTCTTTTTTCAATCAATTTAGTATTTAATTCTTGTAAAAATAGCACTTTATTTTTCCATTTTTCATCTCGAACAATAATACACTTTGCGATTCCTCCTCCTAAATTATATTTTGTAGTAATTATAGTGCGTTTGTTCAATGAAATACACGGTACTATCATGCCATATGTTATACTAATTTGTTTAAACTGTGTGTTTGCATAATCACATAATTTTTCAAAATTTTGGTATTCCTCGTGTAAAAATACTGTGTATTTTTTTACACAAAAATTAATACCAAGAGTATTTCTTATATTAATTATATTGCGAAACATGTCAATGCCGACTTCAATCATTAATTCATATATATGTAACAAATCTACATTTTTTTTCCGCATTATATCTTTATGCACGACACGATTCGCTAACTCTTCCTTACTAATTTCTTTGACAATATATTTCACTCTCTCGTTTAAACAATCTTCATTCGCAGTAATTATTCCACGAATCGGAGGAATAATCACATGAAGAATATGATTTATTAATTGATGTAATTTAATCAAATTATTATAAATAA